TTGTTCCACTTGCAGTTGCTGTTACGGCAGAACCAACGAAGTTTATTTTTGATACTGTATTAGCAGTTCCTACAAGAGTTCCTTCATCAAATATAGTAATACCATTGACAAGAGTTGCAGGAAGATCTGGTTGCCAATATCTATCATATACATCACCATTAGGAACTGTAACTAACTTATAGTAAGTTCCTGAAGCTGGAAGAGTTTTTTCACCTACAAAACCTAAGTTAGGTTCTACTTCACTAGGATTAACATACAAATGCCGATCTGAACTTAGACCAGCATTATTGGATATCTTAACCCTACCACTTAAATATCTTTGAGACGTTCTACTATTTCCTTCCATATTATCCCGTACTATTCTCTAGAAGACTACCTATAAATTCCATTTGCAGAGGTCCAACCATTCCACCACTAGGAGATTTACCAACATGAACGGTTATACTATCTGTAGTTGTAGTTCCAATACCAACTGAGGTATTGTAATATGGATCAGTTGAACGTGGATACGCATGTTCGGTAGAATTTCCATCCATTGCACAAGTAAAAGTAAATCCATCATTTGCTAACTTAATAGATGCACCTTGCTTCTTAATACAGTTAGAAAGAGAACTCTGATAATAATGTGTTGATGTATTTGGAGAAACTCCAACATTAACTCTAATGGTATTTGCATTTATAACTGTAACCACCAACCACTTATTATACCAAGGATCTGTTGGTCTTGGATATAGATGAGATGTTCTTCTTAAGTCTTTATCACATGTAAATGTAATGGATCTTTCTTGTATTCTAATTTTATCACCAACAACAAAACTATGTCCAGTAATTGTCAAATCTAATTGTCCTGTAGCAGGTGTATAAGATGCTCCCGTTATACTATGAAGTGTCTGTCCACGTAAATTATATCCAGAACCAATTGTTAATTTTAAATCTCCAGTTGTGGGATTGTAGAAAGCATCAGAGGGATTAAAGTATTTGGTTGGAGTCTTACCTACAAATGCACTAATAGTTGTTGTAGTTGTAGCACCAATAGAAATTGCAGTATTATAATATGGATCTGTTGCACGAGGATAACTATGACTTGTGGCATTAGTATCCATTGCACATGTATAAACTAATGCATTATTTCCAATCTTAATAGAATCTGCTGCAACTTTGATTCCACCACTAGTACCAGATACAAATGTATGAGGATAGTTACCGTCAGCACCAGCACTAGTAATATTTACAGTAAAGTTATTGACATTAGGAATAGTTGTAATACCTACCCACTTTCTACTTTCAGGGTCAGTTGCTCTTGGATACTTATGTTGCCCTACACCACTATCTTTAGTACATGTGAAGGTTAAAGATTCATCATCAAACCTAACTTTTTGTCCTATTGCTAATCCATGATTTGCACAAGTAACCGTTAGAATACCTGTCTGAGCATCATATGTTGTACCAGATGCTGCAGTCTTAGTTGTCTGACTCCTATTAAGATTATATCCAGCAGGAATTGTTAATACCAATTCTCCTGTTGATGGAGTATATGCTGCTGCTGATGGAGTATGTCCAGTAGTTACAGATGCACCAACATTAACACTAAAATGTGTTCCTGAAGCACCAACTACTGTTAAATTCTGTCCTTGTGCTGGATCACCTACACGAGGATATTGATGATTAGTAGCATTATTATCCATTGTACAAGTAAATGTCAATGAAGTAGTAGCAATACTAACAGTATCATTATTTGACAATCCTGGATTAGAAGCAAAACTTAGTTTAAGATTTCCACTTGAGGGAGTATAATCTGCATAAACTGGAGTTAAATTACCAGAACCACCACTAACAATAGTAACAGCATTAGGAATAGAACTAACAAATGTATGGGCATAATTTCCACCCATGACAACAGCATTAACAGATGTACTTAATCCAGTCTTAAATGTGTGTGTATAATCTCCACCTGTAATTGTTGAATTATTAACTGCCTTTACAAAACTATGTGGTGAAGCATTATAAAAATGATCTACAAACTGAGCACCAGTACCACCGATAACTGATGTAAATGTCTTAGAAGTTCCTACAGAATCAACAATACTTTCTACAGTATTAGATTGTGATGGATCTGGGAAGATAGTTGTTGTAATACCAGCATTACTTGAACAAGTAAATGCAATACCAACCATTGATATTGGATCATTTACACTAAATCCATGAGCATTCATGGTAGTTACAGTAGCAATCCCACTATAAGGACTGTACTGAACATCAGTAATAGTACCAATACCAAGTTGTGTTCCTTTAATATAAAGTCTATCTAATGTTGTTGCTGTCTTTTCTAAAACTAATCTTCCATCAATTAGAATAGCAGCATCATTTGGTGGAATTTCAATATCTTTAATAACTCTTATATCTCGTGTTATTCCTGTACTTCTTGTTTCTCTTCTATGGATTAGTGTGACTTTTGGATATGTATTAATTCCTACATTGGATACTTGTGCATACAACAAAATAGCAGAAGTTCCTGTTGGTACTTCATATAACTTCTGCTCTCCTGGTGTAACAGGAACAGCAACTGATAAAAACTTATTGACTGGTGCGACTGCCATTTATTTCAATGCTAGTATTAAGGGGGTTAATTGTGCCTGGATGGCTCTATTAAAGTCTCTTCCAGAAATTGTAGAGGTGGTTTGATCAATAGTCAGTCCTTCTCCGATTCTAAAGTTACCTTTTTGATCCGTACTGGTGAATGGAACTTGTCCACCATTAATGGCAACAATCTCATTTTCAGGAATAGGCTCACCACCCTGGAAAGGGTTTGCTCTATTTATGTCTGTACCTGCACCGACGTATTCAAAAGAGTGAGAACTAGTGATAATTCTACTAATTCTTCGGAACTCAACATCTGTTGATTTTGCTATAGAAAAAGGTATAAACTCATTAAAGGTTGTAGTAGTTAATCCAACAACATCACTAGGTTCTGTAGCAGTATTTACTGTATAGTAAATTGGATCCAAAACAACTTCTAAAATAGCAGGAGTTCCAGAAGTAACTGAAGTAGTTAATCCAATTTTTTGAGTTGGACCACTTCCAAAGTTTGGTAAGAAGTTTCTACCACTAGCAATGACATCAACAGAACTAATAGTACCTGCAGCACTAACGTTTGCAGAAAGTTCTGCCCGAATACCCTCTGGACCTTCTGGAGCATCTACAGTTATATTTGGAGGTGCTGCCTGAACATATCCACTACCACCATCAAGAACTTTAATTGAACGAATTAACTGGAATGGTTCTGTCATTGTTCCAGTAGAAGGTGAATCTGCATAATCATCCAAATCAACTTTGAAAAATAATGCTTGTCCATCAAAAGGTTTTCTAAAGTTATTAGAAGCATCCTTAACATCTGCCAATAAGAAAGAATCCTGTTCAGCAATATTTGCTACTGTAGTAACTCCAGTGTATTCAGTTGAACTAACACCATCAGCGATAAGTCCAAAATCACCAAATGATGAGTTTGAGTTTGTCAAATCACACTGTCCACCAGAATCACAATAAATTGCTTTCTCACAAGAAATCGTAAAGATAGAAACTAACTGTGCATATCCTTTATTAGTAATAGAAACACCAATACCTGCCTCATTGTACTGAGTAAATGAGTCACAAACCATTGACTTCAATTCTTGTCCAAGATTAATTGTACCTGTATAATTTGAAGATACATGATCTCCATTAATCTTCATACCAATACTACCAGTCATAAAGTTAGTACAGTTTCTAACATATGGACTCTTATATCTACCACCTAATGCTGGATTACCTCTTCTCGGACCTTCATTAGCTGGTCCAAGTCCAGTAAATCCACTTACCGCTTGGAATGCTGTCCCCGCAGTAATATCTGCTTGTGTAGGTGGAAATGCTACTGCACCACAATTAGGATGATTAGTAGAACTTGTCTGTCCAGCAAAGTTTAAATTCTGTACTAAACATCCTCTTCTAACATGAAATACATCTTTATTAGCATTATTGGGTACAACAGTTACCAATCTCAAATCTTCACCAGAGATAGCAACATCAGTTCTTAAACCAACTGGATTATTCTCATAATAGACACCAGAACGAACAATAATAGTATCACCTGCCTCTGCTATTGCTGCTGCACCACCAATACTTCTCTTCGCATCACCTTCCAACAATCCACTATTAGCATCATTACCATCAACAGAAACCCAAATAGCATTATTAGTTTCAACACCTGGAGGTCTCCATGATACTCCAGTTCCGACTGATGATAGTAGATAATTGGTTTGTGCAGCACCAGGACCAGATGCATTATTATTCTTATCAATTAATGAACCATCTAATTCTAATGAACCATGAATTGTTGTAGCACCACCAACGGTAAGTATTCCTACAACATTTAATGCATCATGTGCAGCATTATATTTAAGTCCACCATCAATCCTTACTGTCTGTCCTGTTCCTGCTGGAGAAGTTATATCATTATCAACAAATGTTATATAAAAATCCTTATCTGTATTAGTTGCTGTTGTAGCAACAAATGTTGTAATACCTGCTTTATTTGAGAATGTAGAAAATCCTGCTCTATCAGCATAGGTAACAATTCCAGCAGTATCTGCAAATGTTGCAAAACCTGCTCTATGAGAATTTGTAGCAAATCCTGCATTAAAACTAAGAGTAGAAACTCCAGCAATGTCCGAATAAGTGGCAAATCCTGCTCTATGAGCATTCATAGCAAATGTGGAAATACCTGCTAAATCAGCAAATGTAGTAAACCCAGATCTATGAGAATTAGTAGCAAATCCTGCTATAATTGCATAATCAGTCTGTTCAGATTTTAATGATGTTGAGATTGTACCTGTTGTAAATCCACTAATAACCAATCCAGCATCAATAAATGTACCACCTTCAACTTTTAAAAGATCTTTGAATAATACATCATTATCGACAGTTAATGTTCCATCAATTTGAGCATTACTAGTAACATCTAATTGATCACCTACATCAAGATTACCATCAATATTAACATTATTATCAAAATCAGCATCACTAGTAACCAATAATTTTCCAGTTACTTTTAATTCATTATTAGTATCAGCATCTCCACCAATACCAACATGTCCTGTTGTATGGATTCCTGAATTATTTCTAACCCAATTATCAGTAAAGTAAATATTTGAAATATTACTATTACCACTATCAATCTCTGCCTTAACTAAATCTCCACCACTACCAGTTCCATGAAAATTAAGTGTAGTAAATGAACCAACACCAAGATTGACTCCTTCATTTTGAATGAATACACCTTCAACAGGAGAAGGTGGTGGTGCTACCCATTTTATACCATGTCCATCTCTTTGAAGATAAAATCCATTTGCACCTGGTGAATTAGCAGAGTCATAAATATACCTATCAATTTTAACACTACCAGCAACATCAAGTCCTCTTTCTGGTCTGGTGCTACCAATACCAACAGAAGAACCAACAGATACAATTATAGAACCATCAACATCTAAAGCTGCTGAATCCTGTGGTATAGCTTTATTAATACCTACTCTATTACCATATAACTCTGGTTGTACGGCTAATGCACTACCATTTGCACCAACCCAAAACTTTTTAAATACAGTTAAGTAATCAAGTTCTACTGGTTCTGTAAATGTAACAATACCTGCAAAAAGAGTACCACTATTAAACGTAATAGGACCATTAAAAGTACCAATACCAGTTGCAAATATATCTTTAAAATTTGCCTGATGATTAACGTTTATATTATCAAGTTTAAAATTATCTGTTCCTTCTAGGTCATAATAAAGATTACCATAGATGTATACGTCCTCAAAGAACTTAGCATCATTATTGGCATGTAAACCATTTACATATGTGATTGGATTACCTTCTGCCATATCTTAAAAACCTAAACCTGAGAAGTTTTCAGCAATACTTCCAAATTGCTCTTGTACATCACCAAGTTGTCCACTAAGTTGTTCTGAAGCACCAGCAAGTTTATCTTTTAGTCCATCAGTATCAATTTTACTAAGACTCTCTTCAAGTTTTTCTGATATTCCACCAGAAGAAAACTCATCAATAGCAGATTTAATTTGATCTGCACCAACCTTAGAATTTGCAAATACAGAACCTAAGAATGGAAGAGGTGCCATATTACCACAAATTTCATTACCACGTATCGTATTTCCTCTAAATTCAATATCATTTGCTTCCATTGTAATTTTATCACCACCATTTATCGTCATACTCTTACGAGCAGTTATGTCAACATTATGTCCTATAAGAGTAAGATTGCCATTTTCATCAGCATGTATCTTGATAGAACCTTTAGCAGCATGAACTAAAATATCAACACCACCTGCTGGTTTTAAAGCACCAGCACATATTTCAATATCCTTATCAGCATGAATTTTTAATTTACCATCTTCACCATATGCAATACATGCCTTTTCATCTTGATCAGTCCAAGCATAGTGTGTAAGAACACTAGAACCACCATACCCATCCGAAGTAGGGTTGTTTATATCAACTCTATACTTAGGATAGGCTTCGCAATAACGTTCGTGATCAGTTTTAGTTGCCATTACGTTTCAACACAATCTATTACTTGTTTAACTTCACCTTGGAATTCTGGTCTAACATCAAGATTTGCCTTTAATATAGCACCAGATCCACTATCAGAAATCACATTCAATACAGGCATTTCAGTTATATCTTGACTATTTATTGGGGTTACACTAACAAGAGATCCTTTAAAACATTTGACATCATATTCATTACCAAATTGATCAGTAACAGTAGCACAATCCTTATATCCATAACCAGGATTCACGATTGTTACACTAGTAACAATTGGTGGTTCATCATCAGAAATTGGATATAATTGTCCTTCTGAGACAATATAAATTTCATCTACCTTACCATCCTTAATAGTCGCTCTTGCAACAGCACCAAATCCCTGTTTACAGTTATCAACTATCTCTACGAATGGTGGGAATACATATCTATCACCAGGATTTGTCATCTTAATACCAATAATACTTCCTGTTTTCTTATTACCCCCAACAATATTACCAAAGAAAGGAATAGCTGATGCACCTGTACCACCACCACCGAAAATATTAATCTTAGGAGGTTCACAAACTTCTGGCATTGCACCACTACAAGGAGTTCCACCACCAGAACCTCCTCCACCACCAATTCCACCAGATAAAAGACCAAATCCACCAAGCAAATCTTCAGCACCACCTAGAAGTTTTGCTGCATCTGCTGCAGCTTTAGCAATATTAGAATCCTTAAGAATACCATCCAAATTAGGAAGTCCTCCTGAAATTGGTCCTTGTCCTATTCTATATGTACAAGGATCTGTTCCTGATGGTGGTGGTGGAGGAGCACCACAATCACCCAATGGTGACATACCCATAAGTGAGTTAACATCACCTCTAAGTAAACCTTCCACATCAAAATCACCCATATATTTCGTCAATTTACTAATACCACCAAGAGCATCTTGCATTCCACCAGATATTTGTCCTATCATTGAATTCATTATTGCACCAGTAGCTTGATCACCTATACAATCAACATAATTAAAAACATTATCAACAACTGCACCCAATATTCCTTTAATTGCATCACCCAAATTACCTATAACTTTATTAGTAAGACATGGTAAAAGTCCATTCATGTTACCAATAGGGCCCAACATTGATGCTTGAGCTGCAGTACCTGCCGCATTTGCAGCAGATGGAGATTGAGTTGCTGCTAAAGTTATTCCATATACACTGTCATACATATTAGACAATCCACCAGAAAGCATAGGTGTCATTTTTTTATAAAGATTATTTGTCATACCACTTACCATTCCAGAAGCATTACCAGATAGAGCAGTAGCTTTATCAGATACTAAACTATTAACCTTATCCTTATAAAACTGAGTACTAGGATCATACTTAGATTTTAAATCTGAAACTTCACCAACCATATTTTGAACACCTACTTTCATCCTACTGGCAGATTCTTGAGACTGACTCTTTCCACATCCAAGATGAACAACCTTACCATTAAATGAACTCATGGTAGCTCTATTTTCACTACCAGTTGCTTCACTTACTTTATCAGCATCTGCTTGTGACACCTGAGTAGGTGAAGGTGGTTCTACAGCACCAGTACTATTTGATTCCTTTACAACTGTTTCTGTAGGTTTTTTAAGAGTATCTGTATATCCAGTAAAGGTTTGGAATGGGAGTGGTTCTCCTTTATCTACTCTATACTGAGAATTACCAAATGAACCAAATATCATTGGTAATTGTCCATTATCACCATCTAGGAAGAATCCTATAACAACATCACCTTGCTGAAATTTAATCGACTTAAATAATCCAGCAGCACCAGTTCCATGTCCTGGAGGTAAAATAACTTGTGCCCAAGGCAAATCTTCATCTTTAAGTTCTACATTATTATAAGGATGATACCCCATAATACGAACTTTATATCTAATACCCCAACTCTTTTTACTTTTAGTTTGTGGTGCCTGAACTTTATCAGCAGCAATCTGCCCTATCCACCAACGGAAACCATCTTTCCCAACAAAATTACTTTTAATAAACTGTTCCATTTTATTTTACCAGTTTTTCCTGTGATGATTTTTTAGCATCATTATTTTGTCCATGCATTCCATATGTATCTCTTACTAAAACCATATCTGTTTCAGATAATTCTTTAGTAAAACGATGGCATAGTGATTTTATCAAATATGAACCACTTTGTTGTTCATCAAAACCTTTACCATCAACCGAAGTAACTTTAGGGAATAAACATTCAATAATATCACCTGCCCTTAAATTAGTATTTAACGGAACTTTCATACTCATTTCTTGAGTAAACAACTGATTGTATCTCATAATAGACTGTGCTTGATACTCTAATGGATCAGCATTCAATTTATTACTCACACCTTTCTCAATAGTACCTTTATCAAGAACCATTGACATTAATCTACTTGGAGTATTACCCAGAGTTTGTGTTGCATCATCAGAAAGTTTAGGAAGTTGTTTTGCAATATCCATTTCTTGTCCTAGATTCTTTGCATCTTTCATAAAATCATCAAGAGTGATTGTTGCCTTTTGTGGTAAATTAAATTTACTATTACTAGGATCAAAAGTTGCAACAAAACTAGAATATGTACCCATCCTAAGCTTATCCATTAGATTTTGATTTTTATCTACAGAATATCTTATTATCTCAAAATCATTACTCGATTCCACTTCACTTTCCTTACGTTCACTGTAAGTATAAGTCTCTTTTGGTTCTTGATTAATTAGGTTATCAATTGATTTAAAATGAAACCCATCTTGAGTTTGAAAAAATACAAATCCAGCAATACCTTTTTCAGGAACTGATTTAGATGCCAACCAAGTTAATATATTAAATGGTTTTCTCATATTACCAATAAATCCATATTTATTTTTTGTCTTGTCAATATCCAATGCCTTTTCAGTCTTCAGATAATCTTTTAATATTTTTTCAACTGAAACATCAATAGTAGATGCAGTAGAGAATTTTATGGGAACTCTAATAGTTTCATTACTAATCGATTCTCTAGAAACTAAATTTAAAGTAAAAGTTTCAATTTGTTCATTTTGTGAAACATTAGTAATAGCACCAACATGCATATAATCTTTATAAGTTTCAGAAAAATCCAATCCAGCATTTGTATCAGCATTAGCTTTAATCTTTATTGCTACTCTCTCACCACCCCTTAAAGGAAGTCCATTATATACAGACTGCATTTTTCCATCTTCACCTTCAATACTATCACCAGTATTAAGTACTAACATCTTTGCTGTAATATTAGGAGAAAAAATATTCTCATAATATTCAAGTCCCATGACACCTGCTATTAAGTTAATATCCTGAGATTGATCATTAGACTCTATCGTCACCTGCTCAAATATAGATCTTTCGCTATGTGTCATCTTATTACTCTATCCCTGCCATCATTAGATCTGTACTATCTATCTTATTAGGATCAGACGCTACTATATCTGAACCAGAACCACCACTTACTACTTGAGAACCGCCTCCTCCTGATGGAACAGGAACAGTTATAACCCTCTTTTTCTTAGGTTTCTTCAAATCAACATTAATATTTTTAGGACTAGAACTTAATAATGTTTGATTTCCATATTTTTGTGCCTTTTCTTTCATTGACATATTCTGAAATTTAGTATATTCATCCATTGGAACTTCTTTTCCATTAATAAATCCCTTTCCTGTACTTGTATCAAAACGAGCACTGACTTTACTCTGTGTTTTAATAGTTGAACTAGTAACTTCATCTCTATTTGTTTTTGGTTTTGGTGGTATCTTACCTTCTGCTTCTCCTTTTTTGGTGTCTATTACAGCAGAATCTTCTTTATCTGCAGGATCAATAACATCTGCTCCTTCTGCTTTATCCTCACCTTTACCATCAACACCTAATTGCTCCTGAATATCCTTCTCTCCTTTTTTGGATTTTCCAATTAACTTATCAAAACCATCCTTAGCCTTCTGAATTACACCTTTTACCTTATCAAAACCAGCTTCAAGTTTTTCCTTAACAGATTGAATACTCTTTATACCGTTTTGTATGCCACTCCATACTTTTTTAATACCTTCCCAAATCCACTCAAAAACTTTAACTATACCTTTTACAACACCTTTCAGAACATCAATAACAGGTTTAATTTTCTCTAAGAATTTTTTACCCTTCTCAATAATTACAGGCAACTGATTAATTATCCAACCAGTAAGAATTGATAGAATATATTGTAATGGTTTAATACCACTATCTTTCATAACTTTTTTAAATCCAGTTTTACCTGCTCTAGCATCTTTTTCTTGCTCTAATTGCATTTCTGCTCTTTTTCTTGCAAGAATACCTCTTCTTGTTTTTGCCCACTTTACAATATTTTTTTTCTGCTTCTTTTTAAAGATTGTTAGTTTTCTAAAGGTATTTGTTAAATTATCTGCAGACTTTTTAGTACTTTTTCCAAGAGTAGGTACATCATCTGGCACCTTCTTCTGTTTAGGAGTTATTGCTGGTGCCTCCTTTGGTGGTGAAATTGCTGCTAGTTCTAATTGAGTTTCCATATATTATAAAGCACTCAATTGAAGTTTAGTGGCAAGAACAGCACGATCACTCATATTTTCTGCCTTTATTGTTCCACCTTGATTATTCTTTGCTGAACCACCATTTGGTCCTACATTATCTTGCTTAACTGGAAGAACAATAGTCTCACCTTCAGTATTAACCTCTTGTGATATGTTAGTTGCCTTATCCTTCACTGATGATGAGACAGTTTTATCATTAGATTTTGATTTCATTGTTGATTCTGAAGATTCCCCAGAATCTATTCTAGAAATATGACTATTTCTAATCTCTTCTTCTGTTTTCTTCCAATCTTCTCTAGCCTTTTTCCAATACTCTTTTCTACCATCTTTCTTTGATGGTTCATTTGCTCGTACTTCTTTAAAATATTCCTTTTTCTTCTTATCAACTTCAGAATTCATATCATCTTTAATACCATTAAGTCTTTGTTGTTCTGTTTTAAAGTCTGTCCATGCAGCTTTCTGTTCGTCAGTTCCATGCTCCATTACACTAACCCACTTTCCATCTGCATCTTGTATCTTTCCATCTTTTGCTATTCCAAGTTCCTCTTTCATCTTCTTCAATTTTTCATTATTTGTCTTATGTGCTTCTCTTAATTCTTTACCACCAGCCTTTTTCTTTCTAAACCAACTGAATGCCTTCATCATACCCATGATAGCACCACCAACACCCAATGCTATAAGTAAAGCAGTCAAAGTTACTGGATTTAACAACAATCCACCTACTACTGCTATTAATGAACCTATACTACTAAGAACAGTACCCAATCCGAAAGTTGCAATAGCAAAAACACTACCAACTGCTGCAACTCCAACTAATAGTTGTTTTCCAATCTTATTAACCATCTCGGTGTTACCTTCACCTTTGGCATTAATCAAATCTATAGTTTTAGCAGTAAACCAACCACCAACAATAATCATAAAGAATTTTTTAATTCTATCTAAGAAACCAATAGCCTTTTCACCAACAGTATCAACTCCCTTATTAACAGCATCCCCTAATTGTTTTTGAATTTTCTTCGGACCTTCAAGTTCTGCTTCTGCATTCTTTTTCTTATCTGCAGCAGCTTTATCCTTTTGTGTATCTAATTCTGCCTCATCTGTCTTTCTATCTGCATTAGCATATTCCTGTAATGCAGCATTAGTCTTACCTAAAGCAGCATTAATACCATGAACAGAAGTTATTAAAGTTGTTAATTGTTCATTTTGATGTTGATTTACACTATTCTGCTCATCTACATCTTTTTGTATTTTTTTTATTTTCGTCAGATTCCCTCGCACATGCTTAATAACATTAGCCATTGTCGCATGAATCTTATTAACACCAGTATCCTGCTTCATTCCACCACCACGGTTGTTAAAAGAAACCTTAGTTTTCTTTAAACCGAATGAATTAGTTGCTATATTAGGAAAAGCAGATTGGTTACTGGGCATTTTGTTGTTGCTGTGCCTTTAGGTTTTCTTCTTCAATATACTGTTGTAGAAAAGTTAAATAAACTTCTCTTTCCCAAGGAATCATATTTTCTAGCTCAGTTAAGCTATATTTATGGTGCTGCATTAAGGCGAAATTTACCTTATAGTATGACTCTAGGTTTTCATGAGCCATACCTATCCGAAAAAACTTGAGAGTCCCTCCAGTACAATTTCATTTTCAACACCAGTTTTAGGATTTTTGACTTTTATGGTATGAGAGAGTTTTGGCATAGTTGCAAAGAAATTCTCAATTTCCTTAAATTGCTTTTGTCCTAAATTTTCGATAAATTCAAGTAATTCCTTTTGAGTGGAATCAGCAGCATTCCAAGATTCTTCTTCAGAGTAGATTTGATCAACACATGAAGCAACTAGTGCAAATGTGTCTTCAACATCCATAGTCTCATCCAAATCAAAATTATTTTTGACAAATTCTTCTAATGATGGATATCTCATTCTTAATGTAAGAGTGTCATCTAATTTAATATCCTTATTATGAGTTTCATCCTCAATAACCTTAATATCATCTAAATTGATGACAAATGGAACTGTAGTCTCACCATCATCTGGGCAAGTAATCATAACTTCAACATCTTCACCAACTGACTTACCCCTAACATTAAGAAAGAGATATTCCATGTCAAATGTAGAAAGTTTTTCTACCTTGATACCTCTAGTGAGAATACAGTTTTTAAGAACTGCCTTAACAGCGTCTGTTATCTGTTTTGTGTCCTCACTCTCCATTGCTATAATAAGAAGTTTTTCTTCTTTTACAAGAAATGGGCGATATCTACATTTCCTCTTAGATGAGGGTAATACCAACTCATAAGTTGGTGCGGTAATTTTTGGTAAAGGCATAATGTGTGTAGCACTTCAGTATTATTATTTATAGCACTTTTTTGAAAATCCTGTGGCTCAAAAAAATGTCGGAGTTTTTTTTCCCGTATATATGGAATAAAAAGTCGAATTTGCCTATAGGAACCTTCCTAACAATCCACCGATAGCATTCATGTTAGGTAGTAAACCACCTAAGAGTTTATTATGTGCATCTCCTCTAAAGACTGAGAAACTAGAATTCTTTCCACAAACATACCTATCAAATGAGAAAGTACATGATGCTTTTAGAATATCTGACTGCTCATACGAAACACTGATGTCACTTAATGCTTTAGGAAATAATCCATAGAAAGTATATTCTAACTCTTGATTATAGTCTTTGTCAAATTTAATTATCTTTGTTTGGTTCGTTTTATACTCATCAGGATACACCATCCTTACATAATAACCATCTCGTGATTGATCTTCACCAGAACCACTTGCTATAAATTCTATCCAATGTTCTAAAAATTTAACTGTTCTATAGTCTCTGTCAACCATAAACTCTAGGTTGATTTCAGTGTACAACCTACTGTGTGCCATCTTCTCCTGTATACCCATGTAGTTACCATCAACAGTGAAGTCTGCTAAGGAACTACCAGGAAGAACAGCAGAATTACAAAGTAATCCAGCAGTCTCACCTACAAATCTATATCCAACGTCTCTTCTATTAAGATGACTTCTTAAAGCTCCTGACAAACCACCAAAAATTACTTGGTAATGGGATGTTGTGGCTAATTTTGATAGCGTAGGTTTAAAATCTGCTATCCTACGGGGTTTTACCACTCTAAATACGTTATATATTATATCTATTTAGATGGCTTATAAAGGAAAATATAAACCACTACGTCCATACAAGTATAAAGGTAATCCAACCAAGGTTACATACAGGTCATTATGGGAACGTAAGTTCATGCAATACTGTGATGATAATATGAATGTCCTTGAATGGGCAAGTGAAGAAATGTTTGTATGGTACAAGTCTCCAGTAGACAATCGTGCTCACAGATACTTTCCTGATTTTTATATTAAAGTAAAAGAAAGTACTGGTGTGATAAAAAAATATATCATTGAAGTTAAACCAAAACGTCAAACCAAACCACCAGCAAAACCAAAACGTCAGACTAGAGGATATTTGCGTGAAGCATTTGAGTATGCAAAGAATAAAGCGAAGTGGAAAGCAGCAAACGAATGGTGCCTTGATAGAGGATATGAATTTAAAGTACTTACAGAAAAAGAACTAGGAATTAAATGAATAGAATAAAAGACATAGCAACTAATATAACTGGGATGGAAGATTCTGATGAGTTGATGATGGAATTAATGGAAGCATGTAATGATACAGTAACTCCCGTTCCAAGCGTAGGTAATTTTTATTTCTTTGTCTATGATCCTAAGACACCTGGTATAAAATACGATCAAAATCCACTGGTTGCAGTGACAGATATTCTTGCTTGGGGATTCCGTGGTATTAACTTTCACTGGGGTGAACATAGACAATATACATGGACAGAAGTAGTCGGACAACTGTACGAAGTATACAATGAAGAGTTAAATGATCTTGATGCAATACCTTTTGCAAGATTTCGTTATAAATAACTGAAATAGTAATATCAATATATGGGATTTGCTGGACCGCTATTTGATAAAGGGAACTTTAGTGCTGACAAACTACAGAATTTAAAACCAAGAACTGGTCCTACTGGGCCTACTGAGAGAAGAGGAACTGGTCCTACTGGTGGGAGATCTAAAAGTAGTAACCCATTACCAGGTGGAAGATCTTCTAGAGGAGGAGGTGGAGGAGGTGCCACAGTTCTAAGGTATCCTAATAAGAGATTGGATAATAGTAGTGACTACTTACAAATTAAAGTAGTTAAATATACTCCCAACTCAAACCTTATGAGTAAGAGTGATAAAGCATCTCAAAAACAAGGTGGACCTGCATCAGGACATGTTGCTGGTATAGAAGGAAAATCTTTAACTGCTAAGGTAGGTAGAGCAGTTAACATGGAGACAGCAAGTTCCAGAGCAAGAAAACAATCACCACTCTCAATGATATTCCTACCGATACCACAGGGAGTAACAGATAATAATGCAGTATCATATAAAAGTGATGACTTGAACCCAGTCAAAGCAGCAATGGCACAGTTTGCTATGGGTATGATGACTCAACCAGGAGAAACCTTAAAGAAAGCAGTTGATATAGATTCTTTTGGAAAGATAGATGAAACTACCAAGCAAGCAATACTAGCAAAACTTACTGGTAGTGCTGTAGGTGCAGAGAGTATGGTAACTAGGGCTACTGGACAAGTAATGAATCCAAACCTAGAAACTATCTTCTCTGGTGTTTCAATTAGGGACTTTAGTTTTACCTTTACATTAGCACCAAGAAATGCTAGTGAAGGACAACAAGTAAAGCAAATCATAAGAACATTTAAAAAACATTCAGCAGCGAAAGGTGTAAGTGGTAACGGATTCTTTATTGGTTCACCAGACATTTTTATATGTGAGTACATGAAAGGTGGTGCACCTCATCCATTCTTAAATGTTTTTAAACCTGCAGTTCTTTCATCAATGAATGTCAACTATACAGGACAAGGAACCTACTCAACATTCTATGATGGAACACCAACATCAATGACATTAACATTAAACTTCCAAGAGTTGAATCCAATATACAGTGAGCAATATGATGAAGGAGTAGGATTACAAGGAGTTGGATTCTAATGTCATATTTCAGAGAACTTCCTGATTTAAACTATCAGTCACCACTATCAACAAAAACATCTTCTCGTTCTTACATAAGAGTTAAGAATCTTTTTAGAAGAGTTAAACTTCGTGATGATCTCAATGATGTGTTTACCATATTCTACAAGTATCAAATACCTGAAGGTGCTAGACCTGATACTATTGCAGAGGAACTATATGGTAGTTCTGATTTAGATTGGGTTGTAATATTAACTGCTGGAATTATTAACCTAAGAAATGAGTGGCCTCTTGATAACAGACACTTATATAGATTTGTTGAAAGTAAATATGGACTTGAGAACATAAACAATATACACCACTACGAAACAAAAGAAGTTAAAGACTCAAAAGGAAGAGTTATCCTTCCTGCTGGCAAGAGAGTAGACTCTACGTTCTCAATGGTAAATCCAGACAATGCCAATAAAGTAAATATCACCCCGAATCCAGTGATTGGGGTGACAAATTGGGAGTATGAAACTCTTATTAATGAAGAAAAAAGAAGTATATTTTTACTCAGAAGAAACTACTTACAAATGTATCTAAACGACATGAGAGAAATTATGCATTATGATAAGTCCTCTCAATTCGTTAACAGACGACTAGTAGAAACAGAGAATACTAGAAATACTTCCCCTTAATCTGCAGCAAGTTGTGCGAAGTATGATAGTGTATCATCTTCTTCACCAGCAGCTGATGTACTAGCAGTAGCAGTAGTAACTGCTTGTTCTGCTGAACCACGATCGTCATCTTCATCGATGACTTCAGGATCCTGACGTACTTGTGCCTTGTTACCAAGAACATACTCAAGACGCTTCTTAAGTTCGTCATAAGACTTGAACTGATCTGTAGCGACTAGTTCTGCAAGAGAGAACTCTTTCTTCCATAGTGCTTCCATTGCATCATCATCATCCAATACTGGAGATTGAGCAGTGAACTCAGAAGAGTCATAGTTTCTGTAACCAGCAACGTTCTTTGCCTTCAACTTGAAGTTAGCACCTTGCCAGAAATCAAATGGATCAATTGCAGTTTCATC